ACTTAAAAATGCCATACAATCCTCCTTGGTTAGCTTGTCTATCGTCTAAATTTACGCTTTGCGTGGTCATGAATCAAATTATCAATACTCTTTTTTGGCACTACTTTTTCGCCAACGTCACTTCCAACGGTTTTAATTGGGGGCGGCGCTGAAGTAACATTCTTTGCTTTCTTCATTCGTTCCTCTAGTCTACCAATTTCCGCCGCTTGCGCATATGCATCTGGTAATTGCGCGATCTTTTGTAAATCAGCGGCATAATTCTTGCTTGCAGCATAAATAAAAGCGGCCGGATCTTTCATATTGCGCGCAGCAACCATCATTGCATCGGTAATAGGCTTGCCCATGACTGTATCTTTGAAATCAGGAAACTTTGACATGCCCATATTAAACTTAACTTCAAATTCAGCCTGTAATTGTTGCTCACGCTGTTGCGCTTGTTCCTGTTGTCGCTTTGTTCCCAGTTTTTGAACCGTGTTTTCGATAAAAGATTCTAATTGAACTTCCCAGTCTTCGCCTGTGCCTTGATTCACTGGCTGTGTAGGCTGTTGGATTTCAGGTTGAACGGGTTGTTGTGCCGCATGACCGCGTGACAATCTATCACGAATCATGCGCTGTACTTCTTCTTCCGTATAGGTGCGTGGTTTTGGGACTGGATTGCCGTAGTCATCCGTCTCTGAAGCGGTGGTTTCTGTCTTTTCGACCGGTTTTTCGTCCGAAACCTGCGGTTTTTCCTCTTGAAGTGGAGTTACTTCCTCTTTTACCTCTTTTGGCGCTTCAGATTCAGGCGCTTCAATATTAACTGGCTGGATTTCTGTTTCAGGCGGCAAATCAGCCATCGAAGTTTTAGCGCCTAAACTTTCTAATTGTTGGTTTTCCACTGCTGATACCAGATTATCAACGCTGCGTAGTGACATGCTTTGGTTCCTTTGGTGTATGAGTTAATAGTTTTATTAAATTGTTAGCGTGCGCAATGCTAATGTCCGAATTAGTGCGATGCGTTTCCGCTAAATATTTCATTTCCATTTCTTTAAGCTTGGCAGCAGCTTCAAGTCTTTCCGTCTCTAGTTTCTGCCATTCAAGAGCTGCATCCTGTTGCATTTCTTGCGCTTGTAATTGAATTTTTTGCTCGATCTCGCGCTGTTTCATTGCGAGTTCTTTTTCTTTCAATTCAAGTTCTTTCATCATCATCATAACTTCAGGTGGCGGCCCTTCATTCTTAGGCGGCAATGGCTCGCCAGTCTTGCCCGCTTTGATAATGTCTGGCGGTACAATCGTTCTTAAACGATTTCGTAATTGAATATTGTTTGGTAACGGCAAACTTTCCACGTAAAGATCAGCAATCAAATTGAATAGCTCTGGATTATGAGCAAGTACATTTTCCATCGATTTACGCGCTTCATCTTTTTGGCCTTCAATCGATGCGCCAGGCATTAATCGAATTTTATAACGTCCTTCACGCATATCGTTTTCATACTGCAATCCATAATCGTCCATCTCTTTGTTAATCATGACGGATTGCATTCCACGATCTGGCATTTCAAGCATTAACTCGCGCTCTGTATCGTAAACTTTGGGTATCATTTCGTTTATCACTTCGCCCAATGTTCCAAGCGCTCTATCAATGGATGAAAATGGCATATAAGTGGCAAAGCTACCGCGTTCCGTTCGGCGTTCAACCGCTTTGCCCGATACTTCATTCCCTTGTTGCCCTAATTGTGTATCGTACACACCAACACATTCGTGGATATCGCGCAATGCACGCTCGTATTGTTCCATCAAAGAACGACTTAACTCAGGCGGCGTTAAGCGTTCCGGTTTTGCTCCACTCGATGACTCATCATAAATAAGCGCGCCTTGAATCGTTTGCGGGTCACGCCATATGTTTTGAGTATCAGGGGATTTAACATTATTCTTGCTCGCCATAAACTGATCGAAGCGTGAAACTTTCAGAATATAAGCGGATTGTGTTGCAATATAATTCAGATAACGTTGCGCGTCCTTCGCATCTTTCATAAATGGACGGCATACTTGTTTGCCTTTCTTATCATAATAACTATTCTGGTCTACAAAGATGATGGGCAATTGCTCACTTGGAAAATCCTCTTCCTCTAGTGTGTAATCACCAGCGCCTAAATAGAACTTAACTTTATAATCTGGCTCTTGTCTCTGATTGAGAATAGCTACCGGTTCGCCCGCATAAATCAACATTTCTTGGCCGTCTATTGTTCTGCGCTCCAAGCCATCCATTTCTTCCTTAGTTATCGTGCGATCATTCGTTAAAAGATAAAGCGTAATGTCTTTAAACGTACGCTCGTAATGATAAATCATGGTGATTGAATCATCGTCCACGTAAATCATGCGGCTATCATCTGTGGCACTTGATTGAATTTGACGCTCGATCTTTTTACCATACATTGAGCGGAATTTACGGCGTGATACTCTCAATCTAAAACCCGCCTGCATACCATCTGTTTTGCTTGGAGATTTAGCGCCTACATCCCAATAGCACCATTGGGGCATATTAAAAGAATCCACTATGATTTCTTGATTAAATGAGCGCCTGCCAGTGTATTGTGTGCCTGCACGTAACGCACTGAAGCCACCAATAACCGCTTGCTGGAATGCGGTTTGAGTATGAACTTTCGCATTCGAACTCAAAAGAATATTCTTAACCAATGCGCCACGTACTTCCGCTGTTTGTTCTGGCACAAACTCTTCGGGTTCAATTTGAAGGCTTGGCGTGTTTTGGCGTTGCTGGCCAATTAAGTGATTGGTAATGCCAGCCAGTTTGTTTACCTGCAAGGGTATCTTTTTATAATTCTCAAACAATCGTGCTTCGTCATCTTGCCATTGAGAGCCCATGACAAACGATGTGAATAGATTGTATTGATCAACGTTATACTTCCAGTGATCATCCCACTTTTTGATTTCGTCTCTAATTCGTTGCCACTTTTCTATATCCTTTTTTGGCATAACTTATCCTTATCCTTAAGTAAACATGGGACTTGCGGGAATAGGATAGCGCTTTACATCCATAACCGCATTAGATTCGTAAAAACCACTATAGAAAGTATGCATCAATGCGTCCGCTTCATCAGGCGATGGCATGCCGCGCGCCCGCAATTCGTCTTTACTTTCTATCTGTAGCAAACCATTCATGGTGTACTTGTAACCTACAGAGCAAAGCGCTGATTGCAATACTTCTACATCCGGAATTTGCACATCTTGTTCTGTTTGCATTAACCATTCGCGCATCGTCCACCATAATTCAGCACGTAAATTCCTAAACTTTTCTTTAAGATTAGCGCTTCGTGCTACGTTCACGCCTTCTACGCAATCGTACCCCATTTCTTGCAAGCGATCGACAATGCCGGCTCCAATACCAATGCAATCAATATACACTTTTACGGGTTGCTCGGTTTTAATAATATGCGCTATTCGTGCCGCAGTTTCCATCGTATTAAGATTATAAAATGTTTCAAGGCCATACGCACAACGCCCACGCCTGCGAATGATTGCGGTCTTATCCTTGTCACCAATAGCAGGATCAACGCCAATGATTAAAGCAACTTCGCTTTCAACTTGATTCGTTCGTGCCCGCATAACATGCTTGGCATTAATGAATACATTCGAAATAGGATTAAGGAAAGCTTCGTCTGCGGTGAATGGATATTCTTGTTTGAATAGTTCAAGCCCTTGCTCTACATCATTGGATAGTTCACGTATCTTGATTCGCCGCCATGCGAGATGCTCTTTGGTTAGTCCGTCATGGCCATACACTTTGAGAAGTAATTGCTCCTCTTCCGTAGGATTAAAACCTTCTTTGAAATCACGATATTCATTCTGCCAATACCAAGGAACGAATATAGCCTGGAATTCATTATCACCACGACACGCGGCTAGCCATGTTTGATGAAAGAAATTACCTATACCATTGGCAGTGGATTCAAGAATTATTTCTGTATTAGGTTCACCAGAGATGGCTTGTAAAATACCTTTGGCATGATCCGTAGCGTTCGGCCAAAAACCTACTTCACTGCCATGGAATAATTGGATTGTTTGGGATCGTCCAACCCCTTTAGATCCAGCGGTTCCAACTGCGTAACCGCTATCAAATTGCTGAAATCGCAATTCTTTTGCACTCGATCTATCAGCCTCTGGACAAAGACCTGGCGGGAGATTGTCATTGTACCTCTTTGTCATTTCAAATAAGTTTTTGGTCGCGTCACCTTCATGCGTGAGTATAAAAGCTTTCTTGCCCCGTGTTGTAATAACTTTGTGGAAAAATCGTGCTTGAATATAGGTTGAGCAACCCTGCTGTCGCCCTTTCAAAATAACAGCGCGCACCTTTCCAGTCGCTTGCAATTGCGCATCTAAACGTTGGTCGATGTATGTTTGCGCCACATTGAATTCGAAATTGAGCGGAGTTCCAGCTTTCGAGCGGATAGTCAAAAACGCAGGGGCGAATTTCTTTAACGTGCGCAACGTATCGAGCTTGGAATCATCCATGATTAGAGCTTGTCTATGACTTGTTCAAGTAATGAGTTTGTTTTGTCGAGCTTTTCTTCTACAGCTTTGGGTGGAACCCATCCGCCACGTGTTTGTAAATAGAATTTTCGCTCGTTTTTATCGCCTTCCAATGCATCCGCATAGACATTGCTACCAAGTAATGCAATACGTTCTTCCAAGGCGCTCTCTAATTCATGACTATAGTATTTAACTAGGGTACGTTCATCGATACCAATATGCTTGGCTATGCGTTCTTGTCGAATTCCTGCACAAGATAAGCCCTCAACTTTCGCTCTTAACGCGTCTGTAGGCACATGTTCGGGTACTGGCATCTGGATATCCTTTTTCTCAATAGCTCCTTTATTGCCCAAACATAACGCCTTTGTGCTTATATGTCAATCCGTAAGCAAAATATATAAAAAACCTAATAAGGGATGGATAATAATCAATAAAATACATACCAATAGACTAAAATCATTACATTTACACATACTCACCTCACTATAATGGTTCAGTCGGATCACTTTTCAATACAACATACGCAATGGCTAGCGGAAAGCACACAAAAAACAAAATAATAAATATAATCATGTCAAAATTTAAATACCTGCCCATATATTAACCTCCTCTTAAGTGTTGGCTACTATATCACAAAATAATCTATTGTCTAGCTTGCCCTTAAACGTTGATTACTTTACTATTCGCCTATCAACAATTAAGAAATGACAATTGAACAAAGCAATGAAATAGCAGAAAAACTTCATAATCAAATTTTAAAAACTATCGATGATTTTTTAAGAGATGAAGATAAAAACAAAAATATGAATAGCATAGAAGTAATGTTTTTAGCATTATCCCGCGTTACTTTTGTTTTGCTCGTAATGAAAGATAAAAAAGGTAAATACGAAGAAAAAATAAGAGAATTAATATTTAAACATATGGTGGAAATAAACAAAATGTTAGTTCAAATTCAATTTAAATAAAAAAAACCCCTCTTTTTTAAGGAGGGGCGCATTTCCGGACAGGAAATTATCATGGAGCCTTGTATTTTCCACCCAATTTTTGAGGCGCTAATTGGGGATTAGATTTTGCAGCTTTCATTGCAACAGGTGGTTTGCCAGTGTTGGCACGGTCACCCATGTTATGATAGCCCATGTCCATATTCATAGAATCAGTGTTTCTTTTGTTCCATGATGGCATGCAATATTGTTCGCTCTCAACCGCATCGTATTCCATATTAATTACTCCTTAAATTAAGTGTTCTGTGTGAACACTGGGATA